GATTCCAGGTAATGTAACTATAACGGGAACATTATCTGCAACTACTACCAATTTTTCTGATCAAATTGCATTAATTCTTGCACTAGGATAATATGGCAAATACCTTCAAAAGCGACACTAAATTAAACGTAGTAACGGATGCAGTTACTAGTTCTAATGCAACTGTTGTTACCGCTGGTGGTAGTTCAACACTAGTTTTATTAAGTATCTTACTTTCCAACACATCAGCATCTAGTGTTCAGGTTGATGTTTCTTTAATAAAGAACAGTGGAGATAATACTCACCTTATAAAAAATGCACCTGTACCTGCAGGTAGTTCTTTAGAAATAATAGCTGGATCAAAAATAATAATGCAAGCAAATGATATTCTTAGAATACGAGCTGGCACTGCGAGTAAAATAGATGCAACTGTAAGTTATCTAGATCAAACTTAGGGAGGTATAACACATGGCTCTTAATACAGTAAGTTCAGATAGACTTTCTACAAACGTAAAGAATACAAACTTTACAGCATCTGAAAAGCAAGATTTAACAGATGATATTTTACCTTTAGCTGGTCAGTTAGGTAATAGAAATTTAATAATTAACGGAGCTATGCAAGTGGCTCAACGTGGTACATCTGCCACATCGGTAAGTGGTGAATATAAAACTGTTGATAGATTTCAAGTAAATTTTGGTGGAACTGATGAAGCACCTACACAGGCACAGGTTGACGTTGCAGGTGCTACTACACCTTATACATCAGGCTTTAGAAAATCATTAAAAATAACAAATGGAAATCAGACAAGTGGTGCTGGTAGTGCTGATAATCTTTATATAAGAACTAAATTAGAAGCACAAGATATTGCAAATAGTGGTTGGAATTATTTATCTAGTTCAAGTTTTATTACTTTGCAGTTTTGGGTAAAATCTAGCGTTGCTCAAAATTTTTATGGATATCTACAAACTATTGATGGTACAGATCAAGCATATCCTTTTGAAACTGGTTCTTTAACTGCTGATACTTGGACAAAAGTAACAAAAACAATTCCAGGTAATTCCAATTTACAGTTTGATAATGATAATAACGTAGGATTGACTATTAATATTGCACCATTTTGGGGAACAGATTATACAGACGCTGGTGTAAGTTTAAATGCTTGGGCCGCTTACGCATCTGGAACAAGAGCCCCAAATTACACTTCAACATGGTATACAACAAATGATGCAACATTTGAAATTACGGGAGTGCAGTTAGAAGTTGGCAGTGTGACAACAGATTTTGAACATAGATCATTTGGAGATGAATTGAAAAGGTGTCAAAGATATTATCATGTTGCTGTCGAGGGTACTAATCGACCTATAGGATCAGGTACAATGTACACTGCTAGTGGTGTTTATGTACCTATATTTTTTCCAGTAACGATGAGAGTAGATCCAAGTTTAGAACATACTACAGGAACAAATTATTATAATATTGCACAAAATGCTACATCAGACTTTTTTAATCAATTTGACAACATTTGGAGAAATAGTGTGAATATGTCATATATTCATGCTGGTACTGGTGTATCAGGAACGCAGGGTCAAGCTGCTATGGTACAAACCCAAAATGCAAGTGCTAAAATTGCTTTTTCAGCAGAACTTTAATTATGGCATATCCAACAGATCCAATTTACAAATTAGTAAAAGACTCAATATCAGGTTCAGATATTTGCATAAAAAAACAAACAGGAAATCAAGTAACGATTATTCCATTTGAACCTAATAACACCAACTACCAAGAGTACTTGGAATGGGCAAAGACTAATACAGCCGAAGCTGCTGATGGATTAACTTGGAATGATATTAGAGCAAAAAGAGATGGAATATTATCATCAACAGATTGGACAATGACAACTGGTGCAACTGTAGATCAGGCACAGTGGGCTGCATATAGACAAGTTATAAGAGATATTCCTCAGACTTATAAAGATAAAACTCCTGATGATGTCGTTTGGCCGACACAACCATCTACTGCAGGACCTAATACTTAAATTTTTTAGAAAATTACTAATAATTCTCAAAAATTAGCCTCTGTAAAATAGAAGAAGCAAATAAAAGATTTCAGTAATCATGCCGTATATAGGTAATAATTTAAGGTCGAATAATGATTACAAAGCGATTGATGATATTTCAAGTTCGTTTAATGGTAGTACTACAGATTTTGCTCTTTTAGTTGGAGGATCTGCACCTGTACCATTTCCAAAATATGAGACACAATTATTAATCTCAGTCGGTGGTGTAATTCAAGAACCAGACTCTTCAGGAACAACAGGATTTCAATTATCAGGAACAAATATAAGTTTTAGTTCTGCTCCTGCAGCAGGAGAATCATTCTTTGGAGTTATCTTCGCAGGAGCTGATTATCTAAATGCAGGTGGAACATTTCCTGATGGTACAAATTCAGTTCCTTCTATAACTTTCTCCGATGACTTAGATACAGGAATATTTAGAGTAAGTTCTGGAGCTGTAGGTATTAGTTCTAATGGTACAAAAGTTGTACAGTTTCCCTCAACTGCAGGTTCTAATGGTCAGGTACTTGCTGGAAATGGTGCTGGAGTTCTTTCTTATGTTGATCAATCAGGTGGTGGAGCTGTCGGAGGAGGCTCTGACAAACTGTTTATGGAGAATGGAACAACTATGACAACTAACTACACAATAGGAACTGAATTTGGAGCAACTTGCAATGCTCTAAGTGCAGGTCCGATTACAATTAACGCAGGTATAACGCTGACTATACCTAGTGGTTCAGTTTATACGGTGGTTTAAATTATGCCTATTGCAATTAACGGATCAGGAACATTAACAGGAGTCTCGGTAGGAGGTTTACCAGATGGAATAGTTGACACCGATATGATAGCTAATAATGCTGTGACAGCAGCTAAAGCTACTGGTGTTGGATTCACACCAGAAGCAGATGCTTACAGACTTACTGCTCAGTTTTCTGGTAGTGCTGACCCTATCACTAGTAATTGGGAAAGAAACGATTCAGCATGGGAAGGAACAGGATATTTAGGTGCTTCATTAATTACTCAATCTAGTGGTATATTCACTTTTGCAAAAACTGGTTGGTATTATTTTTATCTACAACATGATTCTCAAATAGCTGGTGGTAATTCAGATGGTTTTAATCAATTTTTTGCAAGTATAAGTACAAATAGTGGTGGTGCATATACTAACTTTTGTGAGAATGATGCTTGGTTTGGAGATAATGCAAGTTCAAAATATATGGTTAAAAGTTCTAGTGCTTTAATAAAAGTGGCTGATGCTAGTACTTACAGAATAAAAATATCACAGTCAGCTGGTTCTAGTTCAACTACAACCAAAGGCAGTTCAACTAAGTTAAGAACTGGATTTATTTTACTTCGTATAGGAGATGCATAAATGAGACCATCACACATAGAAGACTATCTTGTAACTGTAAGAGATGGACAATGGTTTGGGTGGTCTGATTCTAAAAATAAAATCTATGCAAACCTTATAGTGCATGATGGAGGTTCTAAACCAACTGAGTCTGATTGTACAACTGGACTTGCTTCACTACAGGCAGCTTGGGATTTAGAAAACGATTCCTATAAGTCAAAAAGAAGAGTAGCTTACGACAGCTTGGCTAATCAATTAGACATGTTATATCACGATATTGTTGCAGGTAAACTAGATACAACGGGTACGTGGGCAACCCACATAAAAGCAGTAAAGGAAGGTAATCCAAAACCATGAGTTCTATAAAATTAACAGCTGATTCTGGAGGAGGTACTTTTGAAATTAAGGCTCCATCTTCTAGTAGCAATACACGAGTATTAACTTTACCAGATACAGGTAACATTACAGTGCCTGATACAAATGGTATTACAATGGCAGATCAGTGGAGAGTTAATTCTGCCTTCAACTCTCAAAATGAAACTCTTTCATTCAACTGGGAAAGAAATGATACCGACTTTGCTCAAATTGGTACAGGTATGTCATACAGTTCTGGCATTTGGACATTTCCACAAACAGGTATCTATCATATTGAGTTTTGTATGGCTATGTATTACAGCAGTGACCTTAGATATATGGGAGGGCAGATTCAAGCAACAACCAATAATTCATCTTACGTTAACAGGGCAGATGGTTATACCGCAGTAGCCGATTATTCAGCATCAGGATATGTCGGAAGAGAATTAACTATGATTTTTGATGTAACAGATACATCAACACATAAAATAAGATTTCGATCAGATTCGGGAGCTTCAGTCACTTATGATGGTCATAGTAGTTCAAATAGAACTTATGCGACTTTTATTAGATTAGGAGACACATAGTATGGATTTTAGAACAGGGAGAGCAGATCACATAGAAGATTATTTAATTACAGTTCGTAATGGACAATGGTTTGGGTGGTCTGATTCAAAAAACAAAATCTATGCAAATCTTATAGTCCATGATGGAGGTTCTAAACCTACAGAAAAAGAATGTACAGATGGACTTGCTGCATTACAAGCTGCTTGGGATCTAGAGAATGATTCTTACAGATCTAAAAGAAGGGAAGCTTATGACACGTTACCAAATCAATTGGATCTACTTTGGCATGCAATAGATGCTGACTCAGATTTAAAAGTTAAGTTTAGTGCATTTTATAATTCTATTAAGGCAGTGAAAGATGCCAATCCAAAACCATAGATTATGACAAGTAAATTAATAGTTAACAGTATCAGACATACAGGAGCATCAGCAGATGCAATCACACTAGATTCTTCTGGTAATGTTACTTTCCCTGCAAATGCAACTTGCTCTGGAACAGCTACAGGTTTTGGTAAAATTCTTCAAATTGTACAATCACAGTATACAGGTAATATTTCTTACAACAGTACAACGACTTATGCTGATACAGGATTAACATGTAATATTACCACAGCTTCCTCTGGACATGGTTCGGTTCTTTGTTTAGTTCAAGGTCATTTAGGAGCACTTGCAAATGGTGGAGAGGACGCTTATGCTCAAATGAATCTTGTTAGAGGCTCTACACAAATAGGCACAGCGTTTATTGGTGCTTTCGCTGGTAATGTTGGATCTGCAAGTAATGACCCTACCACTTACCAAAATGCAGTGATAAATGAACTTGACGATGGAACTTCTGGTGGCACAACTTATACATATAAGGTGCAGTTTAAAAAACTAAGTAATGCACAACAGGCTGCCTGGAATGCATATAATGGTCCCAGTACAATCACTCTCATAGAGATAGCATCATGATTATAGGAAAAATAGACGCACTAAGGTCTCTCGTTCCAAGTGCAGGATATGTCTTGCAAGGTGATGGAACTTTAATTTGGATGGATGAATCTATTACACAGCCAACGGATTCTGCTATTGATGCTGAAATTACAAGATTAACTAATGCAGAACCAATAAGACTATTAAGA